AGTGACGGTCCCCACTCCAGTCAGCTCTGGCGCATCGAGGGTTACGCGACATCGGTGATCGCCAAGATTGGCATCGCAGCGGCGGCCATAGACACGCCCCCGGACGGCGTCGAGCTGTTGCGCCATGCTGCGCAGCTCGGCACGAAACGCCTGTCCAGCACGCGAAACTTCGCCCAGATCGAAAACCTGCATCAGCAGATGGCCCTCCGCCGGCGCCATCCAGTTGACCGCAAAAAGCTCCACGCGCGCGCCATCGTAGCGTCCGGCTTTCAGGTCCTGCTCGGTGATCGCGTGCGAGGAAAATGCGCCTGCGACCTCGCTCGTATCGACAGCAAGCCCCAGCCCACTTTCGACCTCGGTACCGACGAAACCGCTCACGGGCGAAAATGCCGTTCCGGCAAAGCGCAACGTCGCATCATGGTCGGTGAAGCCCAGCACGACACCATCGGCCCGTGTCAGCCTCCAGGCATTGCACATCGTCGTTGTGTCCTGGCGAAGATGCGTCGCCAGCGACTCAGGCAGAACCCTCATGGCGCGATCTCCACCATCGGCACCGAAGGGATCTGGCCCGCCTTAAAGGCGGTCAGGCTGATCTCGAGCCGATCCATGTCGAAGCGGACCGGGACATCGAACTCGAAGCCGGCCGAAACGGCGGCTCCGGCAGCCGGCTCGAAGCCGGTTGAGAACTCGACGTCCCCGGTCATTGCGTCGACCATATACCGATCGACCGGCACCGCCTCTCCGTCGATCGCCACCAGCACAGAGGCTTGCACGGGCTTGCTGATCGACCGGGAGATGGATGCAGCAGCATCGCCGTAGTGCTTCACGAGCGAGAACCGTGCTCGTTCGCCGTCACCGACGCCTATCTGCTGGTCCGTCGCAGCAATGGCGATAGAGGGAGCGCAAGACTTGAAATCGATGGGGTCGCGGAAGCGAAAGCCGTGCAATTGTCCGCGCCGCGCCTCGAAGAACGCCAGCAGCGTGTGCAGATCGTCGAGCGTTCGGACGCTGGTCCCGGCGTCGTAACGGCGCCTCGCGCTTGCCCAGCGCGCATTGCGCTGCTCGCGGCCATTGTTCAGTTGCACGATGTCTGTCCGCCGCGCCGGGCCACCGCTCGTCGCGATCGCCAGCCGCAGTGGGAACCGCACGTCGTGAAAATCCGTCATGTCAGAGCCCCCTTGTGCCGCGGCCGACAGCGCGTGCCAGCATGGCGCTCAACTGAGCTTCCGACTTCAGGAAGCTTTGCGCATCGGTCGTGGTCACGTTGAAGACGATCGGCGCGCCTGCGCCCTGGCCTGCGCCTGCGGCAACGCCCAGCCTGCCGTCGGCCCCGCGAGCGAGCGGCAGGATCGCCTCTGCGCCCGCCTCGCCGGCCAAGCCGATTTCGCCACCCATTGGAAAATAGCTCGGCGTCGAGACGACCCCGCCCTTGGCGAAGGGCACGACGCGTCCGGCGACGCTCTCGGCAAAATTGGAGACAGCGCCTGAAACGGCATTCTGCAGCGGCCTCAGGCCGGCATCGCGCGCGATGTCGCTCATCCGCAACGCCAGCCCGCGCAACACCTGGTCGAGATCGCGGCCCTCGACCGCGGCACGGCGCATCGCACCGGTCAGCGCACTTCCCAGGCGCTCGGCCCTCAGTTCAAGATCCCCCAGCGCGCGCTCGAAAGGACGGCTGTCCAGTTCGACGCGATAGGCAAGGTCTTCGGTCATGGAAACTGTTCCCTGTCTGGAAAACTGCGCATCAGGTCGTCAAGCGCCGCACGGTCCGGCGCCTGCGTGGGTCGCCTGGTCACCAAAATCATCGCGAGTTCGCGGGGCGTCATGCGCCAGAACTGATCCGGCGACAGCCGCAGATGCAGGAGCGAGATGCGCATCACCGCATCCCAGGGAAATGGTGGCGCGTCCTCTCGTCGCTCGACTGCATCTGCGGCATTTAAGGGTTTGCGGTGGCAGCGCTCCCGCCACCGAATGTCGCTTCCAGCAATTGAGCGACCAGTTCGGCAAAGCCGCGCGCCCCACCATCGATGGTCATCTGCGCCACCTCGTCATCGGTGAACAGATTGCCCCCACCACGCAGGCCCGCTCCGACCACGCGCATGATGTCCCGCGCGGAGAGACCACCCGTGGCAAATCGGTCGACGAGCTTGGAGAGATCATCGGCGCCGAACGTCGCTTCCAGTTCCGCCAGGGCGCCGAGCGTCAGGCACAGCACCCGCCGTTCGCCGTCGATCGATGCGGCGATCTCGCCGCGCCTCGGGTTCGCGGTGATCTTGCGCAACGTCATGCTTCACTCCCGAAAACCAGCGCGCCTGCCGATTCCATGGCGATCTCGAAGGTGATCTCGCCATCGTGCCGCCCGGCATATTCGAGCGCCGTGATCTGGAAAGGGCCAGACAGCGTGCCGAAAGCCGGAACGACGATCTGCCAGTCCACGATCTGGCCTGCGAAGAAGACCGTACGCGTCAGCGCATCGCTTTCCGCATTCTTGAAAAGCCCCGATCCCGAGACCGAGGCCCGCTGCACGCCGGCGCCCGCCAACAGCTCGCGCCACCGGCCGGCGGATTCTGAGTCCGTCGCGTCCACGGCCTGCGCATTGAAGGCGAGGCGTTTTGCCCGCAGCCCCGCGACGGTCACGAACTGCCCGCCGCTCTCGATCTTCAGCAGCAGGTCCTTGCCCCTCTGCGCACCCATGGCCATCTCCAAACATGAAAAAGGCCCCCTTGTGGGAGCCAGAACATTATCCTGCCGATCGGTTGACCGGCGTTCGCAATCTGAATCAGGCGCTTTCGGTAAACGCCCGTAAAACCATCGTTCCCCGGTGCAGACGGGTCTTCTCCACGCGCCTCACCTCCGTCGAGACGACCCTGAGGCCCACCAGCCGCGCGTCGACAGGCGAAAGCGCCGCGTCATGCAGCACCTGCCGCAGCCGTTTCAGGATCGATTGCACCTCACGCCTGCCGTTCTCGCCGGAATAGACGGCGAGCGTCACGCGGTGCTCTTCGCTGCAATCCTCGTCCGTGCTCCACTCCGTCGTCTCGAGATTGTCGAGCACGATGTATGGCAGGCGGGCACCCTGAACCTGCCGATCGAAGATGTCCGCCACCTTCAGGCTCGCCATCAGCTCAGTGTCGGCTCGCAGTGCTGAAACGATCGCCTGCTGCAAGTTTGACGCGGCGCTCATGACCGTTCCTCGCAAGCGCAGACGAGATAGCGCTCGGTCTCATCGGGATCGGTCACCGTCTGGATGTGGAACACCCGCTCGAACCGGGTGAACCGCATGCCGATGACAACATCCGACCGGTGGCGCAGCGTCACCCTGTATCTTGCCGCTTGCTGGATCTGTGATGCCTGCTCCAGGTGCGAAGCGCCAACGGGTTCGAGCTTCGCCCAGAGGCCGGCGACGTGCCGCCACTCCCCGCTCGAGCCGCCTTGGCCATCGTCATCAACAGCGGGCTCTTCCAGATTAAGCCGCATGCGCAGATGCCCCGGGTCAATTACCGCACCCGGCCTCATAACGACCGCCGCCGCCACGGCGCGATCAGCCGGTCATAGCCGTCCGGCACGAGCGCCGGCTGCTGGCCGATCGGAACGCCGGAGCGCAGTTCGTACATCGCGGCCACATGAGTAAGCATCGCCCGCTTCAGCACGTCGGGCACATCGGCGCCGCTCTCACCGAAGCCGGCTCGAAATTCCACCTCGATGCCGTTGACGATCCGCGCCGGCGCCTTGATCGCCGCAACGATCAGGCGGGCCGGACGTCGCGTCCGATCAAGCCGAACGCTTGCCAGATCAACCTCCTCCGGCAGCCCGTCCGCGTCATAGACAATGACGGCATCGAGCCTTGTCACCGGATGCCGGCGCAACAGGATCGCATGGGCCTTCGGCCAATCGTCCAGGAAAAGCCGAAAGCCCTGGTCCAGCAGAACCAGGCCGGTCGCGCTTTCCAGATGCTCTCGCGCCACGCGGATCAGGCTTTCGATCAGTCCGTCTTCGAGATCGGTCTCCACGCGCAGATGCGTCCTCGCCTCGGCAAGCGTCAGCGCTTCGCCGACGGCCGGGTCCGTCACGACAATCGTCATGTCCCATGTCCTTTGAAATCGGCCCCGTCCCGGTCGTTCCGGAACGGGGCATGCCGTCGTCGCGGCGTCGCTTAGGCGGAGAACTTCAC